GAGCAATCGTAATGAAGAAAGCTCTTATCATTTTAGATAAGAGCATAGAAGATAATAACCTTGATGCTCTTCCTGTAGCAAATGTACATGATGAGTTTCAATATCAAGTAAAAGAAAATCAAGCGGAAGAGTTTGGTAAACTAGCTGTGCAATCTATAGTAGATGCAGGTAATCAATTAGGACTAAGATGTCCATTAAACGGGGAGTATAAAATTGGCAACAACTGGAAAGAAACCCACTAAGACTTTAGACACTTTAGTACCAGATATTAATAAGTTATTAATTAATTTAGCTAAAGGTAAAAAATTACAAGTATCTAAAGAACAGTTAGAAAAGTTTCTAGAAAATATAAAAGAGTCTATTGTAGACTGGACTAATCCTACGAAACAAAAGAAAACTAATCTTCGTATGTCTATTCTTGGTAGACCTGCTAGACAATTGTGGTATGATAAACATGAGCCAGAAAAACAATACGACCCCGACCCTTCATTGCAACTTAGATTTTTGTATGGACATATATTAGAACATCTTATTTTATTTCTTACAGAGTTAGCAGGACATGAAGTAACAGACCAACAAAAGAAAGTTAGTGTGAGTGGTGTTGTAGGTCATATGGATAGTAAGATTGATGGTGAAGTTGTTGATGTTAAAACTGCATCAGCTTATTCATTTAAAAAGTTTGAGCAAGGTACACTTAATGAAGACGACCCATTTGGTTACATCGCACAGTTAAGTGGCTATGAAGAAAGTGAGCAAACAAATCATGGTGGTTTTCTTGCTATCAATAAATCAACTGGACAACTTGCTTTGTTTAGACCAGATGATTTGATGAAACCTAATGTTAAAACTTTAATAAAAGATTTAAAAGAAAAGTTAGACAAAGATAATCCACCAGAAAAATGTTATGAACCTGTTAGACATGAGAAGTCTGGCAACATGAAGTTACCTGTTGGTTGTGTTTACTGTTCACATAAAGTTAAATGTTATCAAGATGCTAATGATGGACAAGGACTAAGAACATTTAAATATGCTAATGGTAAAGTATACTTAACTCATATTGAGAAAGAACCGAAAGTAGAGGAAGTAAAAATTAATGAATAGAAAACAAATGAAAGTTATCCGAAGAAAAGCAAAGACTATTATTGTAGAATGGTTACAGTCTTTGTTACCCGAAGAAGAAAAAGATAAAGTAAATGAAAAGAATATTTTTTCTATGATGCCTAAACAAACTCATTACTATTTTCAGAATCAAATTAGGCTAAGTGCATGGTCATATAAGTGGGTAATTAAAAAATTAAAACGAAATCCGGACTTGACATTTACCGAATTAAATGATATAATTATGAGGAAAAATGGAAATTAAAATTTATTCAAAACATAACTGTATCTTTTGTGATAAAGCAAAGATGAGACTAGCTAAGTATAACCCAACTGTTCTCATGTTAGATGAAGATTTTACTAGAGAAGAATTTTTTAAATTATTTCCCAACGCTAAAACATTTCCACAGATTGTTATGGATGGAAAGTCTGTTGGAGGTTACATGGATTTAAATGATTTATCGGTCTAAGTTTGAAGAAACAATAATAAAGAATTTAGAAACTAAAAAAATTAAATTCTTTTATGAGAAAGAAAGATTAAAATATGTCCAACCGATTATTCATCGCTCTTATCTTCCCGACCTTTATTTTCCTGCTACTAACATCTATGTAGAAATTAAAGGAAGGTTTACTGTTGCAGATAGAAAAAAACATTTATGGATTAGAGAGAGTACTAAACATGATATTCGTTTTTGTTTTCAAAATTCAAGAGTAAAGATTAGAAAAAATTCTAAGACAAGCTATGCGGATTGGTGTAACAAATATAATTTTAAATGGTGTGAGAAAAAAATACCTAGAGAATGGATGGTAAAAAATGGAAGAAGGTAAAGCTTATATTGTGTTAACACCTATTGGTTTAGGTAAAACAAAACAGATTGATGTTGAGTTTGTAAATTTATGTGAGGGTGATAAAGATATAATGATGTTAGGTCATGGTATATTTTGGTTAGCTAAAAATAATAATGAACTTGCATCTTATATTGGTATGAGAGAGTTTGAAAAAATATTATTTAAGAAAGGAGATAGTAGTGAACATCACTAAGAAATATTTAGACGAAGCAATTAAATTAGTAGGAGGACAAAGACACATTGACTATGGAGATAAAGTAGATAACCATAACAACATTGCAAAGCTATGGTCTTCATACTTAGATGTTAATATAACAGCACATGATGTTGCTATAATGATGTGCTTACTAAAAATAGCAAGAACAAAATTGGGTAAGCCTACAGCAGATACATACATTGATGCATCAGCGTATATGTCTATTGCCGGGGAATGTAAAGAAAGGGAAAAGAATGAAAATAAAAATTGATTTAAGCAGGGACAAAAACTTAACACCATTTGGTGTGGCAACTGTTAAGGATAGATACCTTGACAAAAATGAAACATCACCACAACACGCCTTTGCAAGAGCGGCTAAGTATGTGTCAACATATCATGGAGAAACAGATTGGGATATGGCACAGAGAATATATGACTATGCTAGTAAGACTTGGTTTGGTTTTTCATCACCTATTCTTTCTAATGCAGGTACAAAAAAAGGTTTACCTATATCTTGTTTCCTTAACTATGTACCAGATAGTCGAGGAGGATTGAGTGAACACTATGATGAAAACATTTGGTTAGCTAGTAATGGTGGTGGTATTGGTGGTTATTGGGGTGATGTTAGAAGTGATGGAACATCTACTTCTCATGGTTCTAAATCAACTGGGTCAATACCTTTTATGAGAGTTGTTGATAGTCAGATGTTAGCCTTTAACCAAGGAACAACAAGACGAGGTAGCTATGCCGCTTATATGGATATATCTCATCCAGAAATAGAAGAGTTTTTATTTATGCGTAAATCATCTGGTGGTGATTCAAATAGAAAATGTCTTAACTTACACCATGGAATAAACATTACAGATTTATTTATGGAATGTGTTTCTAAAAATATTGATTGGGAATTAGTTGACCCTCATTCTAAGAAAGTTGTAAAGACAATAAATGCTAGAGAGTTATGGAGATTAATCTTAGAAACAAGACATGAAACAGGTGAACCTTATTTACATTTCATTGATACATCTAATAAAGGTTTACCAGAACCACAACAAAAGTTAGGATTAAAAGTAAATCAATCTAATTTATGTAGCGAAATAACATTACCTACTAATGAAGAGAGAACTGCGGTGTGTTGTTTATCAAGTGTTAATCTTGCACAGTATGATGAGTGGTCAATGTCTCCTACATTTATATCAGATATGGTTAGAATGTTAGATAATGTTCTTGAACATTTTATTCAAGAGACTTATGAATTTACTTATGATTATAAAGGTACTATAAAAAGTATGGACTCTGTTCGATTAGGATTTAAGAAGGCAGGATATAGTGCATACAGAGAAAGAAGTATTGGTTTAGGTGCTATGGGTTTTCATAATTATTTACAGAAATTAAATATTCCTTTTGATAGTCCTATGGCAGATGGTCAGAACATAAAAATATTTAAACAGATAAAAGAAATAGCAACAGAAACATCTAAAGAGTTAGCCCTTGAAAGAGGGGAAGCACCAGATATGGAAGGAACAGGTATGCGTAATGCACACTTGTTAGCTATTGCTCCTAATGCTACATCAAGTATTATTTGTGGTGGCACTAGTCCTTCGATAGAACCTATTAGAGCTAATGTATATTCACATAAAACTTTAAGTGGTACATTCCAAGTTCGTAATGGACAACTACATAATCTATTAAAAACAAAATGGAATATGTCGGAAGATTTACAAAAAGAATATGAGAATGATTATCAATCTTATAAAGATAGTATTTGGAAAAGCATTAGTGAACATGAAGGTTCAGTAAAACATCTATCCTTTTTAACTGATATGGAAAAAGATGTATTTAAAACTGCGAATGAAATAGACCAGAATTGGATTGTTGAACACGCAGCAAGACGACAAGAATATATTTGTCAATCACAATCAGTTAACTTATTCTTTGTTGCTCCACGCATACAAGCATCCCAAGAAGAGCATGATAATTTTTTACGTTATACTAACAAAGTACATTATCAAGCTTGGAAAAAAGGATTAAAGAGTTTGTATTATCTAAGAAGTAGAGAAGCAAAAAGTGCAGAGAATATTAACTTAAAAGTTAAGCGAGTAAGATTAGAACAAGAAAATACAGAGGAGGTTTGTTTATCATGCGAAGCGTAAGTCCATTATTTGAAGAAAGAACTTATTATAAACCATTTGAATACCCGTGGGCATTTGATTATTATCAATTACAAAATCAATTGCATTGGTTACCAGAAGATGTACCCATGCATGAAGATGTAAAAGATTGGAATCAAAAACTCTCACCGGCAGAGAAGAATTTGTTAACACAAATATTTAGATTGTTTACACAATCAGATGTTGATGTGGGAGCAGGTTATTATGATAAGTATATACCATTATTTAAGAAACCAGAATTAAGAATGATGATGGGTTCATTTGCAAACATTGAATCCGTACATCAACATTCATATTCTTTACTGTTAGATACAGTTGGTATGCCCGAGTCTGAATACAAAGCATTTGCTAAGTATGAAGAGATGTCGGACAAACATGAATACATACAACAGTTTGAAACATCAGAAGTAAAAACAAAGAAACAACTAAAGGACTTGGCTAAAGCTCTTGCAGTTTATTCTGGTTTTACGGAAGGGTTACAATTGTTTTCTAGCTTTGCTATTCTTATTAACTTCCAACGTTTTAATAAAATGAAGGGGATGTGTAAGATAGTTGACTATAGTATTCGTGATGAGTCGCTTCATGTCGAAGGCATGACTAAAGTATTTAGAACTCTGATTAAAGAAAACTTAGATATCTGGACTGATGATTTCAAGAAAGAACTCTATGACATATGCAGAGAAATGGTAGCACACGAAGATAAGTTTATTGAATTAGTTTTTGAGATGGGAGATATTCAAGGTCTAACATTAGAAGAGATGAAACAATACAATAGATATATTGCCGATAGACGCTTATTACAATTAGGATTGAAACCTAATTTTGGTGTGAGTGTTAATCCTTTAACTTGGTGGGATGAAGTGATTGGTGTTGAACATCAAAACTTTTTCGAGGGAAGAGCTTCGGCTTATACTAAAGCAAGTGTAAAAGGTAATTGGTCAAATGTCTTTGACGATGCCGAATAAAAAAGAAGCAGTACTATTTTCGTATTCACTTATTCTTGATAAAGAGGGAAAGCTAATTACAGAAGTTAAATCTTTACCTGTTGAAGATAAAGAACTTATGCAAAAAGCTTTCTCTCAGAGTCGGGAGGAACGAGTCTTTTTTACCAATTTAGTACTGGAAGCAAAAAGAAAATTTATTGTTGTCCATGAATGGTTAGAAAAATATTGTCGAGTTATTTCTTAACTAGACTTCCACCAAAATATAATCCAACAATCGCACTCATTAGATGAGTATCAAGAGGTGTTATAACTACACCTGCAAAAGACCTATCCATAAGTATTTCTTTTTGTTCTATGAGAAATAAAAATCCTCTTGTAAATTCTGTCCATGTTAAATAGACAGGTATGTCGTAAAATACAGGGACAAGTTTAGGATAAGCTATTACCATAAATACTGCGGTAAGAGCTATGATTCTTCTTGTCCATTGAAATCCTTTGTTCTCGTAGGTTCGGGCTTTCTCAATATGTTTCATTTGATTATCAGCCCGAGCCAATAACATTTTTTGTTCGTCTTGTTTAGCTTTAATGCTTTGACCCCATAGACTCATAAAGCCACCTAATAAAGATGACCCTAACATGGTTATCATTTCTACAGGTAAACCTCCCATTATAAAACAATAACTCCTATAACAATCGCTACAATAACAACTAGTGCAACAATCTTACCTTTACCAGTAAGACTATCCCATGGTTTTTTAATCATGTTAATTATTTTTTTCATAGTTTCCTTTCTTAGAATAAACTTATTTAATTTTATATTGTTCAGAAATTTTATTTAGTTTGTATTTTTTTCTCATCTCTTTTTGAGTTGAGACTGTATTAAAAACTCCATAAAAATTATCTTGAACTTCTTTTTCCTTGGTTTTAACAACAGGAACTTTTACTTGCCCGTATTGTTTACCAAGGTATTTACTTCTTGCATCTGCCATAGCTCCTCCTGTTAATAATAATAATATTAGTAATGATTTCATTTTAAAGTGGGGGCTTTCACCCCCTACCTTTTATTTTATTTTAATTGTCTTTGGTTTCTTTTCTTCGGGTAGATTTAATTTCATATCTACAATAAGAACACCATCTTTAAATGTAGCATTATCTACTTCAAGATGTTCTGCCAAAGTCCATTGTCTTTTAAATGCTCGTTGAGCAATACCTCGATGTACAAAATTGTCATCATCTTTTTCTGAAGTTTTTGCAGAGATAGTTAAGATACTTTCTTTTACCTCAACATCTATATCCTCTTTTGAAAAACCTGCCAACGCCATTTCTAATTGATAGTTTTCTTTATCAATTTTCTTGATGTTGTAGGGAGGGTAGTTAGGTGTCTCATAGTGAGACAACGTAGACAACTGGTCAAAGATATTATCAAATCCAACTGTCATGTTTCTAAATGGGTCAAAGACCCCTGTAGGTAGGTTCATGTTAGCTCCTTTCATAAGCGAGTTATTATAATAATGGAATACTACCTATAGCTATTCCATCAAACCTATATTATACACCTCTATCTTCAACTTGTCAACCCCTTTTTTTGTCAAGTAATCCGCCCTTTTTAAAGTTAAAACTTTTTCCTATATTAACCTTTCCTTCTTCTGTTACAAATACATCAGCACTTCCGATTGGAGTAGTTACTGTTGCTCCAATTTGACCATCAAAATTATCACCTTTATCTAGTGGTTTATATGTCGCAGACCCATAAGGTGTTACTCCAACAGTCATTGACTGACCTAAAATACTAGGTGTAAATAATTTTGTCTTGCCAACTACATCATACCCTACAGTTGCTCCTTGATTACTATCAAGTGAACCTGTTAGTAATCCATATTTTCCACCAACACCTGCGGCAACTCCAAAAGAACTATCATCTAAAATTTTTGATGGCTTTATTTTTGGCACTTCTGTTGGATAAGTTTTTACGTCACCAAAAGTTCCAATTGTAGTTGTTTTATCTCCTTCTAAAATACCACCTATTTTTCCATACAAACTAACTCTACCGCTATCTAAAGCTTCGTAACCTGTTCCACCTGTAGCTTCTGCTATGCTAAAACTATTACCAAATGTTTTTCCATCATAAGCTAAGTTTATATTTTTTTCATAAGTTTCACCGCCCGGAAGTATATCTGCATTTTCTGTTGTAAATCTTTCAATTTTGTTTCTTGTTTTTTTAAGAAGTTTTTTAACTTTATCAGTTTTCTTTTTTTTAGATGTAGTGTTAGATGTAGATTGATTAGTTGTTGTAGTATTATTATTGTTATTATTATTGTTATTATTATTATTGTTATTATTGTTGTTATTATTATTTGTATTTACACTAGTTATATAATCTTCTCTTGGGTCAGAGTCACTACTAGAACTAGAACTACTACCACTACTAGAACTACTAGAACTACCTCCACCATAAGCTGCATTAGAAGTAAATAAAGATTTCCAACTACTAGGCTTTGGTGGTTTCTTTGGTCCATGTGTATGTGCAAAACCACCACTATGAAAGTTTTCTCTAGCTCCAAATTTTTTTAAATAATCAAGAAGACTTGTATCAAACTTATCACTTGGATTATACTTACCATTTGTATTAACAAATTCTTTCATGCCTTCTTTACCACCTAAATGAGCAACAGCAATTAAACCATTTAGTGTAACAGGAACTCCATTTATTTCTTTTCCAATATAACTATCTAATTTATTTTCCTTAATAAAATTTTGTATATCATTTGTATGCCAAGCAAAAACTTTATCTTGTAACTTTTTATTATTTAAAAAAGTTTTATTATCAAACTGTTCTCCTGTTGCTTTTTTAAAATCTTTTAATCTAGCATCTCCAAATTGATATGCTCCCATATACCCTTCCGTATTTACAGTACCATAGTTATTAGAACTTTCAGATTTTTTTAAGTCTTGTTGAAAAGTATTAACTGGTTTCTTTTTAGGAACTATTTTTGGTCCTTCAGTAACAAGTGTATTTAATTCTTTTTTATCGTAAACGTTTTCTATCTCTGGTTCTTGTTTTAAATCATATTGATATTCAGTTGGCTCAACTGTTTGTTCAACAACATCACCTTTATTAAATAATTTTCTTACTTGATTTACAACACCACCTTTATTAAAAAGAGAAGTCCCTTTAAATATATTAGATTTTTGATAAGCATCTAACATATTTGTATCTTTTTTGTAAACTAAAAATGGAACACCTGCTCTATCTAAAATACTTCTAACAGTTGGAGCAGGGGCAAACTCTAACCAAGATTTTATAGCTTTGTCATAACTATTCTTATCTAAAAATGCTCCAGTTGTATCTCTAAATGCTGTACCAAAATCATTAAATATAGAAACAGCAGGGAAAAATTCTACAGGTGTTGACCCATAGGTAGTAAGAACAGAGTTGTTAACTGTTGTAGGTAACCATCCTAAATTACCAGACATTTGTGTAGAAAAAGCTAACCATCTGCCGGGTTCTTTTTCTATTTCTCTATTCATTTCAAACTCTCCTGTTCTAGCAAAGTCTCTTAAATTTTTAACTGCACCAAAAATACTTAACGCAGACAACATTGTTACAGCTTGTTTTAAATTAGCATCTTCAATTCTTGATATCATAGCATTTGTCTGTGCAGATTTAGCCATAGCCCATGATGAAAATTGTCCAATTAATCTGACAAGAGGATTTCTTGTTTGTGTAAATAGTAATCTATTACCTACTTGCGGAATAATTGCATCTCTATTAGAAGCAGCATTTCCTACAACTTGAATTATATTTCTAACTGAATCTTTTTTTCCTGCTTCATTTAAATTTCTAGCAACACCAAAATCAATAATGTCTTTTGAGTTTAATATTTTTCTATTCGAATCAAAACGTATTGCTCCTACTTTTTGTAAGTGAGCAATATCTGCAAGGGATGCTGCATCTTTTAAATCATCTAAACTTTTTACACCAGATTGTTGAAATCTTTGTATTAATCTTTGTGCTGATTTATGTGCGTCAACAGCTCCTACATTGTAGGCATATCTTCTAGCTAATCCTGTTATAGCTTCTAACCCAATAGCTTTAAAGAAAAATTCATTTGATTTACCAATAAAGTTCATAACATTACCAGTACCACTATCATTTAAAAAAGGACTACTACCACCATCAGGTGTTGTGTATGCATTTCGAATAGCAGCTTTAATAACTTTGTTTTCATTAATAGCCATATCTGAAGAAGCACTTTGACCTATACCTTTTATTGCAGATAAAAAGAATCTACTATTTTGAAATGGTTGTATAAGGTCACCAAGGTTTGCTATTGTAACTTTATCCATCATGTTAAAGTTAGCAAGTGTTGATAATACAGCACCTATACTTCTTTCAGTATCTGTACCTCTTCTTCCATACCTACCAAAGTATGAGTTAACTGCATGACGAATTGAGTCTACATCTGCTTTGTGTTGACCACCTTCGTAGTAGTTACCTTTTAAATTAAATCCATTTTCTTCGTATTGTCTTGCAAGTCTTCGTAAATAACTACTAAGTAGTTGTCCTCTATTTCCAAATGTTCTTGCAAACTCAACTGATTTAACACTTGTTCTTGCAAGGTCCATTAAAACAGTACCAACATCATTAACAAGATAAGGCTCTAACAGTTCTTCAACTTCTGAATATACACCTTTTTTACTTTGTAAACTTCTTTCAAATTCTATGTGTTGACTTATAGGTAAATTAGCATCTACCTTTTCTCCTCTATAAATTTTTAATAATGTGTCTTCATCAATAATTTCTTTTGTATAGTTACCTTCTAAGTTATTAATATAAGTTTTTGCTAATTCTTTACCTTCTGATAAGTTTTTAGCTTTTCCAATATTAACATAAGCTTTTGCTACTCTGTTAACAAAATCATCTTGATTATTATTTATTAATTTAAAGTCAAACTTACGAGGAAAATAATTTTTAAGTAATTCTTTTTCAGTAAAACCAACTTCTTTATAGTAATCTCTAAACTCACTAAGATAAGTTTTAATTCTTTTTGCTAAAGCTTTAGCATTGGCATTTGTTACACCTTTTTTACCACGAACAATTTGTATAGCTAACTGTTGTGTTTCTTTATCAGCATCAGATAAAACATCTTTAACTATTTTTGTTGTCCAAACACTCATGGATTGTTCCATTCGTTCTTCAACAGAATTTCCTGTCCCAACTAAACCAATACTTTCGTCTTGATTTTTTGCTACTCTTCCAAGCCAATCTAATCTTACTGTATCAGTAGGTCTGTAAAACATTTGATTAGAAAACTCATCAAGTACTGGACCTCTAGCTGTTAGTTTACTTTGTTGTGTAGCAGATGTAAGTATACGAAGATTTCTACCAAGATTATTAAAGTAATTTGTTTTAATAGATTTTGCAAAACTTATTTGTTTTGGTAGTGGAATACTTTTAATACCACCTCTCATTAAGTGACGATGTAATCCTCCTAAAGCTGCTCCACCTGCAACCATTCCAAAAAAACTTTCATCATCTACATCAGCAAGTGTAGCAAAAACTGCACCTCCACCTGCACCAACTGTAGGTCTAACTGCCATTGATGTAATAGCTCGAGCTGCCGCAGATGTTAATCCACCGGCTTTATGTAATTCTTTTGTTATTTCAATTTGTAATTTAGTATTAAGTCTGTTACTTTTTTTAATTTGTTTATCAACAAGAGTATTAACTTCATCTGTTAATTCTTTTTTTATAGCATCTAATTCTTTTTTATTTTTAACTGTAGATAAAGTTTTATTACCAATAGATTTAAATTTTAAATCTAAACCATTTGGAATTTGTTTAATAATATTAACTAGTTTGTTTGGATTTAGTGGAGTACTTGTTGTAAATTTTGTTGTTACTCCTGCAAGAGCATCTTGTAATTCTTGTAAAGGTTTAACAAATAATTTATAATTGTTATCAACTTGAGATGTTAAATTTTGTATGCTTTTTACAGAAGATATTTTGTAAACATTATTTAATTGTTTATCATTTAAATTATATTTTGTTTTATAATTATTTCTTAACTGGTCGTTAACAGCATCTTGCATTTGTTTATTTTTAAATAAGTTTGGAAACAATTTATTTGCCGCAACACCTAAACCTTTTTGTGCTACCATGGCAACAGGAGATAATGCTCCACCTAATCCTGCTCCAAGAGCTACATCTTGTAATTTAACTTCGCCTGTATTAGATAAACTTCTAAGAGAAACATCTGTTGCTCCTACACCTGCACCTAAACCTGCCAATGCCGCACCACCTTTACCAATAAGTTTACCTGCTTGAGCAGCTCTACCCCAAGGCATAAGAATATAAAAAGGGTCAAGAAGAGTTTGAGCAATTTGTCCTGCCATAACAGCACCATCACTTTCATAAGCATTGTTTTTAGCCCATGTAAAACGTTCTTCTAATTCTTTTTTTCTTTGTTCTTTAACATCTTGTCTTGCATCTTCAAATGTCATTGGACCATATGAGTTATAAAAAGCTCTACTTAAATCATATAGCTCACCAAAGAATGTTAATTCTTTTCCCATTCCATATTTAAATTTTTCAAATGTAGATGGTTCGCCCTGTCCACTTACTGATGTAGGTGTAAATTGACTAGCATATTTTCCTTTATATATTTTTTGGGAATTATTATCAACATTTATTTCTGTTGATATATCTTGATTAGACTTATCAAGATTAGAATACTTACCTGTATATATTCCTGTAGTTGACATTATAGCTTTCCTTATTTAAATTGTTTGCTCTAATAATGTTGTAATCCTGTTATATTCATTTAAATAAACTCCATATGTATTATTCCAATCTGTCCATTCTTGGTTAGGTCTTTTTTGTTTTACATTTGTTTTTTTAGTTGGTTCTGGTTTATTAGTGTTAATCCAAGATACAGCTTGTTCCCATTTTGGAAGTTGAGATGTAGCCCAGTTAGTCCACTCTTCACTTTCTTCAAATTGAGTTCTAGTTCCTTTTACTTTAATTTTTCTTTTTTCTGGAGCATTAATTAATACTGATAAAGTTTTTATTTCTTCAGATACAGTAAATCCATTTTCTTCAAAATCAGCAATAACATCTTCTGCACTATCACCAGATTGTGTAGCTAAAGATTTAATAATATTTACTCCGTCAGTATTAATACTATCTTGTGTTATATCTCCAGTAACAGGAGCAGTTTCTGATTTATTATTTGAATCATCTTGAACTGTGCTTTCTGTGCCATCCTCAGTATAAACTGACTTATTAGCTTCTGCTTTTTCTTCTAACTCAGCAATAGTATTTCTTATTACTTGATTAATACCTTTTTCATGTTGAGCTATTGAGCCTTCTTTATCAGAAATATATTCATTTACATTTTGTTCAATAATAGATTTAACTTCATCACTATAAAAAATAGGATTGTAATCTTTATCAATCATAAGTGGTAAAATATCTGTACCAATAACATACTTACCATCAATAGTTCCACCAAATGCTAGTAGTCCGTCATTATCTAAAGTAATAGTTCTTGCGTTCCATTGACTTTTAAATATTTTACTGTGATTTTCTATACTACCTGCTCTAGTATTTTTCTTTAAAAATGGAACACTACTATCAGCATAAACAATACTATCTTTTAAAAATGTATTTGATGCATTATATAAATCAGCAGTTTGTCCATATAAAAATGCTGCATCACCATCAGCCATTACTGTTCCATCTTCTGTTGTCTGTAGATTTTTTAATGACTCTTTATCTAATGCTAAAATTGGAGCAGCAACAACATTTGCTTTATTTTTATCTGTTCGAATATTTTTATAATTATCCATAACAGTATTAAATTCAATATATTCTGGGTCAGTTTTATCAGTCCAACTATAAGCAAAAGCTCCTGTTGATGCTGTTAATAAATCTGATGTACTTGTATTATTAGAAATAACTTCTTCAGTTCCAAAGTCACCAACTACCTGTGTTCCTTTAACATTTAAATCTTCACTAACTACATTAGCCGCATCAGCTTT